CTGTATTCGAGAAACCCGAACGCGTAGTTTGTGTAGCGGAGACGATAGGTAAATTAAATTCTACAGCTAGACCTCTCAACTCTTCAGCAATGGCTTTGATATATGTATAAGAATTGACTCCGCCACCAGGCTTGAATCTAGAGGATGCACAAATATTCAAATAATCAATAAAGATAACATCTGGTTTAAATGAGCGTTTTAACGATAATTCGTTCAGTAATCCCTTAAAATGACCTACGTGAGCAGATGCAGTAGGATATTCTTTGATAATTAACTTACCATGAGATTTACCGTTAATCTTATCGATTCTACCTTCAAACATCTGCTTAGGTAGATTCTTTAACTGATCGATTTCAACGTTTAGTAAGTTAGCATCGACCCGCTCGGCGATCCTCTCCTCTGCCATTTCCATCGTAATATAGAGAACGTTCTTACCTAAGGCCAGGTTGGCAGCAGCCATGTGGCACATAAAAAGAGACTTACCCACCCCAGTACCAGCCAGAGCAATATTAAGCGTTTTGTTAGGTAAGCCTCCATTTGTGATCTTATTGAATAATGAAAGATCAAAAGGAAGCCTAGACTCGACACGGTTATAAAAATCAAACCGCTCAGAAGAATCTTCAAAGTAATCATGGCCCACGGAAGAATCAAAGCAGACACCTAGCGCCTCCTGTAACAACGATGGTATACCATCTTTAGTAAAGTTCTTATCCCTACCTTCCATAATACCAATCGATTGAAGAATAGCATTATAAACGGCTTTATCTTTGCAAAACTTTTCAGTCTCATCCAACAGCCAGTCTTGATTCGGCTGCTCAAATACTTCTAACTCTGTTACTAGGTCACTAGTCTCTTTAAACGTACCTTCAGGTAAATTAGAATTCTGTAACGTTATACCCAACGCCTCAGTAGTCGGTGGTTTATTATACTTAACTACAAACTCACTAATTACCTTATAGATTGTTCTCTCACTCTCATCAGTAAAGTATTCAGACTTTACAAACGGTAAGACCTTTCGCATGTAGCTTTCATTATGTACTAGATTCCGTAGTATCGTTATCTCTAGTCTGTTTGAGGTCATCAATTGCTTCTCTTAAAATATCGTTTATAATAACTTCTATGACAACTTTAAATTTATCACCCTTAACATCTTCATCCGTAATAATTTCGGGCTTATGTACTACATGATAGTCAAGCGCAAGTTCACTTTTACCTTCATCGGGCCAATCTAACTTTTCTATCTGAACGGTTACGCCTTTATACTCACCGTCGATAATTTCAAAGCCCCAGTCCTTTTCACCTACGAACCAGGGTTTAAATAAATCATTGCGCAGCATCTGCATACTCCTCATCTATTTCAAGATCAGTTAAGATCGCACCATTAGCAACCTGATACGTTTCCTTTACCCAATCATGAAATGACTTAGTCGTAAGAATAGGTATCCAGAACTCTTTAGTATCAGTATCTTTTATACGGAACTTCTTTTCTTCGATCTCACCACTCTCTTTATCAACACGTGAATACCAACCATTACTAGGCTTAACTACGTGGCCGGATTCAATAGCCATATCCAATAAGCCAGACCAACGACTGATACCACCATCATGACGAACGGTAACAGGGATCTTAGACTTCTCTCTAACGTATCGTGACTTCTCTACGTTAATAATAAAGTTATAACCTACAACCTCTGTACCGTCTTTTTCTTGCTGACGACCTAGGATAAAGATATTATCAGCAGCATAATAAGAACCAGTACCACCACCTACAACATCTTTAGAATACAACTCCATAGTCTTATAGGTATGATTAACTACAACCATAGGGATATCTTTTAACGAAAGATGAGGAGTTACCATTCGGAATAAAGATTTAATCTGCTTTGCACGAGACATATCTGCAACAGACTTACCCTCTAAAGCATCTTCTACTTCTTTTTTAGACGCAAGATTACCAATCGAGTCAATAATAATAATCAGATGATCGTTACGCTCAACACCTTCGAGCTGGGTCATTATATCAAACTTTAACTGCTCAATATTAGTTAGAGGCGTATGAATAACCCGTTTAGAATCGATACCGAAAGAGTCAAAGTAAGACTGAGGAGTACCGAATTCAGAATCATAAAAGAGTAAGCAAGCATCGGGGTACTTATCTAGATACGACTTAGCCATCAACAAAGAAAAAGCCGTCTTAAAGTGCTTAGAAGGCCCAGCCCACATAGTTAGACCGGGCGTCAGACCACCTTCAAGTTTACCCGACAAAGCAATATTAATCGCAGGAATAGAAGTAGGGATCATATCCTTCTTCTGAAAGAACTTCGAATCGGCTAAAATAGCCGTATCTTTAATCGTAGAGTTTTTCTTTATTTTATCAAGTATAGACATTGTATAGTTCCTTATAGATCACATATTATAATATAGCCCAGCCGTAAGGTCAATCGTTTACTGGCACCAGCTTTGCTTAGCGTCACCGTAATATTCACGTGCCAACCCGTTAGCAATTAACCCTGCTCGAACACTCTGACCATTAACTAGAATATCTCCAAGCACCCTACCACCAAATTTATCCCAGGCATATAATGTAACTTGTATCTTACCACCTTGAGCGATTAACTGGGTGGTCCATTTACTGGCTAACTGGGCTCTTTGATCTTCTTGTGGGCACTGTGCTCTATGTCCCTTTTCCGGTGTATCAACTCCGAAGATACGAACTGCTAGTTCTGGTTTGAGCGGAGCAGGTAAGAACGGCGCTGCGATAACAATAGTATCACCATCACTTACACGTAAAACTTGTGTATCATAGGTAGCTGAGTTCTTGGGCATCTTTTGAGCAAATGCCTGGGTAACTAATAGCAGCGAGAGAATTGCAATATACTTTTTCATCCGAATAATCCTTCTAGAGATGCGGTTTCTTTAACTTGCCAGCCAATACAGCTGAGTAAAGAGTTAAGGGGTTCAAGAAAAGACTTCTCAAACATTTTATCATAATCAATATATTCCCGAATTTTAAATTCAGGAGGTACTTCACCAGCAAAGGTAATAACATGGGTACCAAGTGGATTGGGTTCACGAAGATACAAGAACTTAATCTTATCACCCTCTTGAATCAACTGATACTTTTTCTCTAGCCCCTTACTTGTGACTAGATGATTATATATGAGAGCACCCCTGACGTGAATCGGGGTACCCTTCCTAAAGATACCGTTAGAGTCTGCGTACTCTTTGATACCGTTAACACCACGAGGGAAAGCAATATCTTCTGGCTCAAGACTATGCCACCTGGCTTCCAGATCTACTACATACTTTCTTAAAGTAGTCTCGTCCTTAGTAAGTGCAATTGCTACTGCCTCTTTCAATGCCTTCCGTACCGGAGCAGGGGTAGAGGATCTAACAATCTCCATACCCAGTACTTTTAGTTTAGGGGGATCGTATGCAACACCCTCAGAGTTATAAACGTTAACAGCATAACGTTTCTTAGCAATCCAGATACCTCTATCGGCAATAATCTCGCGCTTGAACTTAATCTTACGCTGGTAAGTATTCAGATAATCCGAAATAGACTCACAAGCATCATTGATCGTCGGTTCAATTTGAGTTGCACAGTACTTATCGAGTACGTCAACGATTGCTGACTTCTCTTTACCAGCAAGATTCTTCTCAACAAGAGCACCAAGAGTAATATAGGTAGAATCGGTATCAGCGTAAAAAGAATAATCAACATCCTTAGTACCTACTTCCTTATTTACAAATTCGTTTAGTTTTTTAGCAACCGACCTAATTAAAAACTGACCAGTCATAGTAATACCTTCGGCAATACGAATATCGTAATACCTAAAGTGAATATTACCCATTGCACCGTAAAGTGAGTTCATCAAGATCTTAGCAGCCATCTGCTTGGAGTTAAGACTAGAGATCAAACCAAGATACTTTTTATCTTTAGTTTCCTCGTACATAGTCTGGGCAGCTAACATTTCTTTCTTCGCCACCTGCCTGGAGGTAAAGTAAAACTCAATAAGCTCAGGAAATATACCTTTCTTAGTTCGAGTAAAACTCTGTCCATTTGCAGTCATAGACCAATTATTCTTATGCAACTCTGACGTATTCACCTCGTGATCAATTAACCGCTGAATCGATCTCTCGTCATCTGCTAAGAACTTTTGACCATCTACCAACGTCTCTGGAGACATATTCCAGGTCATAATAATAGAAGGATACAGGGAGGTAGCGTCAAAAGATACTACCCAGTCGTAGCGAGAAGGTTTAGGTTCCTTAACATACGCACCCATGATAGTACGATCCTTATCTGGATCTACACCTGGTGGGTTATGTACAATAATATTATCTTTCAACAACTTATTGTATAGGATACAATCCCAGGTTCTTACAGATGAAAAGATATCGGTATAGTTACACTTAGCATCATAAGCCATCGTAAGAATCAAGTTAATGATCCTCATCTTATCTTCTAACCTATCTACCAACTCTACGTCGCGGATATTATAGTCTACGAATAGTTCCCAGTCCTTGGTATAGAACTCTTTAAACGTTGCATGAGGATTCTTTAACTTATTCTCACCGAGCTCTTCCATAGCAACGGTATCCAGTTTATAGTTCTCAACCATCTTATAAGAAAACTTCTTATACAGATCCATAAAGTCGAGAATAGAAATACCGCACCATTCATACGCCAATTGAGTACGACCACGGGCAGTCGGTACTTCATATTGTCTGATAATACCCCATGGGGAGCATTCATCCAAGGCTTTCTCACCAAGTACTTTTGTAATGCGAGAAGATAGGTATGCAATATCGAATAACTGACTATTCCAACCTGTCGTTACATCAGGGTAATCGGACTTATGATGATTAATAAACTGACGTAGAAGATCAAACTCGTCCTTACATTGAACGTATATGGAATTAGGTTTCTTGCTTAGATAAGGACCGCAGCCAAACGTTGTAATTACTTTAGTATTAAAGTCCTGTACAGATATAAGAGTGACTTGCTCTTGAGCGGTCCTGGGTTCAGGGAACCCGTATTCCGTTGTCGTCTCAATATCGATAGTCACAATCTTCATCAACGATATATCGAATTCAATCATATCAGGGAACATCTTACTGATGAACTGATACGTATAACTTCTATTACCGAAGATAGGAAAGTTACTTACCTCTTTATATTGCTCAACAAAGTTTCTTGCTTCTTTAATCGTACTGAACTTAATCTTTTCGAGATTTTCACCCCACAACGACTTAAATTCTGATGGCTTACCAGAACGAACATAAAGGGTAGGTTGGAAAGGAATCTTTTGATTTACACGTTTTCCGTCTTTAAAACCACGAAAATGAACGTAATTTCCACGCGTATAGATATTAGTATAGAAGAGCATTTGCTTATTATAGGTGCTTTCGAATACTTATGCCACCCTACGGGACCATAAATAAAAGAATATGATAATGAATTATAACACGAAAGTGAGTGAATAGCGACTAAACACTACCCAAAAGGAAAAGTAAATGACATACAAGTACAAAAAGCTTGTTGCAATGCTTTTTGTTATGATATCTGGGAGCATTAATGCTCAGACATTGATCAATCAAGGCACTTATGACTCTAAAAGCCTTGTTGATACCAACAGTACTACTACTAGTACCAGTACAATTAACACCAATAACGTTAATAGTGGCACAGTCACCACTAACAACAACACCGCATTGAGTGGCGGTACGACCAACACCAATAACAACAATAACGTTAATAGTGGTACAGTAACCAACAACAATAACAATAACAATGTTATGAGTGGTTCAGTTACCTATACAAATAACAATAATAACAATAACGTTAACAGCGGTACTCAAACGTTTAACAATAACAACGTTAACACGGGCGACATGACTAACCGCAACATTAATACTAGTACCAGTGTGAATACTAATAATAATGTTAACACTGGTGATATGACAAATCGTAATATTAATACTAGTACGTCTACATCAAACAATACCAATACTAACATTAACAGCGGTACAATGACCAATAATAACAATAATGTTAATACTGGTACAATGACTAATAACAACAACAATACAAGTACGAGTGCTAATCAAAACGTTAACCAAAACAATAACGTTAATAGCGGAGATATGACTAACCGTAATATTAATACCAGTGATATTACACAACGTATTATTCAACCTCCTCCAACCGCAGTTGCACCTACCATGATGTCAGGCGGTAATGCTGACTTATGTAGTACAGGAACCAGTGGTAGTGTACAAACTCAAATCTTTGGTGTAAGCAGTGGCGGAACAGTCCGTGATATGAATTGCGAACGCTTAAAGTTATCTAAAACTCTTTATGACATGGGCATGAAAGTAGCCGCAGTTGCCACCATGTGCCAAGACCGTAGAGTTTTTGATGCCATGATGGCCGCAGGTACACCTTGCCCTTATGAAGGTCAGATCGGCGCTCAGGCTAAAGCTTCTTGGGAAGCTAACGCAGATAAAATACCAAAGTTAGACGAGGCAAAAACAGATGACACATATAAGAAAGTTGGCATTGGCGCTCTTCTTGGGGCTCTTGTGTTCAAGTTATTCTAACAGTCAATCTATTGACCCTGTTACCGGTAATTTAATAAATTACGGTATTGGTCCCACGGAAACAACAAGTACGTGGAACAACGGTGTCTATGTCAACCAACTGTGCTTTGGAGCAGGACAACCGGGTAACTGTGGTCCAAATCCCAGCATTAGAGAAGGAAACAATATCAACTTCTCTTACGGTACTGTAGACTTAAATCAAATTGTTAATATAAACAAGGCCCTATCTATCGGTGGAAGCGGTGTACAACTTAGCGGGTTCAACTTTGGCTTTATGGCCAAGAACGGCAACGGTTGGGATGATGGTAGACAAGATTACCTGGGTGCGTATGTTAAATTTTACAATTCAGCAGGCAGTCTTGCCTCAACTTATGATTACACAGCACAGACTAATCAAAAATATAACTGGACACTGTTTAACTTTAGTGAAACATTTGCCAGTCCAGTTGCCGCTTCAACTTATGGTAACGCACAGGTAGGCTTTGTGGGTAGAGATAATAATTTCTGGGCTGGTACGTATGGCCCTGAAATTTACAATGTAAACTTTAGTTTGAAATATTCAGTTAGGCCCGACCCGTGTATAGCTGATCCATTATCAAGCCCAACTTGTCCAGGGTATGCTTTGGCTACTGTCAAGAATTCAATATTAGGATCTACAGTATCAAACGCATCAGTGACCTCGTATGTACCTACAATCAACTATGCATTAGCTTCTCCGGCTTCATTAGGATCCGCTGCAGGTCCTGACTTTAATAACCCTGCGCCAGGTCCACAAGGACCACAAGGACCAATGGGACCAGTAGGCCCGCAAGGACCAATGGGACCGGCTGCTGGACCACAGGGACCAGATTCAAATCAAAATTCTGGCGGCCCTATGGACAGTCCATCGCAACTAGGTCCACAGGGACCTCAAGGGCCTGCCGCGGGACCGCAACCTGCAGGTGGTCCACCACAACAAACACAGTCTCCTTCACAACCGAGTTCAGGCCCAAGTCAAGCAGGCCCGGCTGCAGGTCCAAATAGATCAAACGATGGCCCTAAAATGACACCGGGTGCTGCATTAAGTGTGGCGAGAACTGCGCAGGAAAAAGACAAGGCAGTACAGGCAACGGCTGTACAAACTGCAACTAGAGCATTTGAAAGTGCTATGCAAAGTTCGCAAACTGCTAGTAACACTGCAATCGTAATGAATCAAGATATGAGTGCTAGTAGTGCGATTGCCGCGGCTCAATTTTCTAGTCAGACAACACAGTCAAGTATGCAAATGTCTGGGCAGACACAACAAATAAACAATGCAGGACAAACCTATAGCGGTACCGGACTTTCTGTTGCTAAAGCCAATACCAATGTATTCAGTGTAGATAGTTTAAACAGTACTACAACAGGACAGGTATCTAGTCAAACATTATCTGTAATGCAATTCCGTAATGAATCAAAAAATTATGAAGTAGAAGAACCTCCAATGCAAGTAGCCGGGGTTGGCGGCATAGGTAGAGCCGGGAATCCATTGTCAGATATGATGAATCAACGATTGGACATGATGCAAACTAACGTGGAACAACGTACTGAATCTGTTAAAAAGAATGTACAACCAAACGACTTAGCCGGTGGCGTTGATGTTGCCGCTATGGCACAGATTCCAAAAGGGTATGAAGCATACAGCTTAATTGTACTACGCGATGCTCCTTTTTATAAACCTGAAACAATATACAAAAACAACCGAACAGTTGACAATGTAAGATTACTAAGAGGGTTAACAGGTGGCAGTGATGCCAAACATCAACAAATGGTTGATCAACAATACAAATAAGGAAGTAAAATGGCAGAAGAAATTAAGAACGTTAACGCTAAGATTGACGAAGCAGAAGCAGCAGTAAAGAAGTATGCAAGTAAAGACACTGTTATCAGTATTGGTGGTTATGAATTTACACCTGCAAAACTCATGGTTGCATTTACCTTAGTATCATCTACACTAGGTGGGTTGTATGGTGCTTTTGAAGTATACAAAGATTATCAAGGCATGAAGAAAAAGATTGCTGAATATGTTACCCCTGACTTAACTGAAATTTATAAGAAGATGGAAGTGTTGGACGCTAATACCAGTAAGATGGTTGAGTATACAGATACAATCAAGATAGACCTTAAAGGTGATGTTCGTAGATTGGAAAGTGTAGTTGAGAATGTTGAGCGTAGTAGCAAGACTGATCAACGACTAACCGATACTGGAATGAAAGAAATCAAACGTGATGTTGATGGAACTGTAAAAGAAATTAAACGCGATGTTGATGCAACTTTAAAAGACATCAATCGCGAACTGGTCAAGAATCAAAAAGAAACACAAACTGAAATAAGAGCTCTAAGAACTGAAGTAGATTCTAAAATTAAAAAGGCATTGGATAATCCATTGTCAAACTAAAATGTTCGGCACCGCTCTTGCTATCTACATGTACGTACAAGCACCACAATGTATTAGGTGGACTTGGAGTGGCGATGTTTATAATAGAAAAGTGGTATGTTTAGAGTGGCGTAAAAAAGAGAAAGAGGAGAAGAAAAAATGATTGATCCGATCACAGCATTAGCAGGCATTACGTCTGCTATTAGCATGGTTAAGAAGGCAGCCAAGGTTGCCAATGACCTCGGCTCCCTTGCTCCCATGATAGGTAAAATGTTTGATGCTAAGAGTACTGCCACTAAAGCATTAGTTGAAGCTAAAAAGTCTAAGAAAGGTTCCAACATGGGAACCGCTCTTCAGATTGAGATGGCGTTAGAGCAGGCCAGAGCTTTTGAAGAAGAACTAAAGTTACTGTTTATGCAGACGGGCAAGATAGACGTCTGGAATAAGATCAAGGCTCGTCAAGCAGAAATGGATGCAGACGATGCTAATGATTTAAGAATGTTTAACGATCAAGAACGTAAACGTAAACAAAAAGAAGCAGAATTAAATGAATGGGGAATAATTATAGGTGCAGTTGCATTTATCGTATTCATATTTGCTATTGGTAGTTATGAACTGATACAATGGTGTCAAACAAGTGCAAGGTGTGGAAGATGAACGAATATCAAAAAACTTTTGATATGTGTTTAAAAATATTTGTGTATGGTAGCGTGGCGTTATATTTTTTAGGGTTCTTAAAATTCTTACCTGATGACTTATCGGATAGATTGGTTAATGGTTTGATAGGTAGATTTCTACCTGGTTAATAAATAATAAAAGGAGAAAATTATGTTAGATATTTTACTTTGGGTAGCAGTAGGTGCATTTATTGGCTGGAATTTCCCCCAACCATTCTGGGCTAAGATAATGCAAGAAAAAATACAAGCAATGATTGCAAAGAAATAAAGGAAGTAGTATGGCAGAAGAAAATAAACCTTTAAGTAGAAGTGAACGTGAAGCTCAGATCAAAGACAAAGCAGGGTGGCTTATTACCGTACTTGCTGCACTTCTGGCCATTAATACCTATATTGCTTCTGGCAATAGTTCTAAGGTGTTAAACAATACTATTAAAGCGAACGATACCTGGGCGTTCTTTCAAGCTAAATCTATCAAGCAGACACTGGCTGAAATGGCTAGAGACGACGCACTTGAGAGAAAACAATTTGAAAAAGCAGATAAATTAACTGCTAAAATTAACAGGTACGAGAGTGAACCAGCAACAGGTGAGGGTAAGAAAGAGTTAATGGCTAAAGCACGTGCGCTTGAAGCAGAGCGTGACGAAGTTCGTAAATCAGGACCCTGGATGACATTTGCAGGTTCTGGGTTTCAGATTTCAATCGTTCTACTATCAGCTAGTATCTTAGCCGTTGCACCTGCCCTGTATGTAGCAAGTATTGCGGTTGGTGCATTATCTGCGTTACTGATGAGCCAAGGAATATGGCTCTGGTTACCACTAACTCTGTAAAGCAATAAATTCGGCTTCAGGTATTCGTACCTTGCCATTTTTACTTCCAAGTACGATAACGATACGGCGGCCAACTTCCGTATCTAACATCATCACAATGCAGCCACCGGCTGCATTTGTCGTTCCGGTCTTACTAACAATAAAGCTATGACGCTTACCAACGATAGGGTTAGTATTAGTAAAAGTCTGAACTTGCTTACCGGTCTTAATCGTTAATACTGGCGTTTGACTAGCTTTGACAATTTCAGGGTAGTAACTTGCTTCAAATACTAATTTTAGCAAATCTAATGCTGTGCTAATATTCATTGGACTGAGACCTGTTGGGTCAACAAACTTTGTCTTAATCATCCCTAATTCATAAGCTTTTGCGTTCATGTATTGAATACATTGAAACCGACCACCAGGAAAATGATCACACAAAGCTTTTGCAGCATTGTTATCAGATCTAATCATCGCAATTTGAATAAGCTGTTCTCTGGTATACTTACCAATTTTTTCTTGCATATCCTGCTTGTTATCAAGCACAGCCATAACAGTCATCAGCTTAGTAATACTGGCAATAGAACGAACTACATTAATATTTGAGCCTTCAATCAAGTTACCTTGATCGTCAGTCTCCAACCAGCTCTGGGCGGTAATGTTAACCGCAAACGCATTACTAACAAATAGTAATGCGGCAAGTACAAATAACTTCATCATGATAGTACCCTGCCTTTACGCCAACCTTCAGGAATAGTTTCATGACCAAGTATTGATTTATTATTATCACCGTTGGTTATCCACATTTTACCGTATTGAGAATTTTTAGCCCCTTGCTGGTGACCTATCTTACTAAACGTATTTTTTTTATTTTGAATC